ACGCTGGAAGATATGGAACTGCTAAAGGCTTATTATCGAGCACCACCGCATATTCAGCGAGCTATCAAAGAAATGCTTAAAAATGATTAGAGGACAATAAAATGAAATTACGCAAAGAAAAATACATAGTCGTGACTGAGAAAAACAATCATACTTATGTCACGGTCAAATTTACCTACAAAGCCAGCAATACCAACAGACAGATAACAAAGACATTCAGTGTTTCAGACTACCCTACTCCATCTGCTTGTCTAGATGCAGCATGTGAATGGCGAGACTTGAAGAGAGCCGAGTTGCTTATGCACGGACTTCCAACTGGAACAAAGAGAGACCTTGATACGATTATCGAAGACCATATAAGGATTAATAAGGTAACACTTGGAAACCAGTCTCAAATCAGAAGCTACTACAAGAAACACATTCAGCCATGGTATGGAAAATGTGATGTATGCGAGATTACTGCACTTGATATTCAGTCATGCTTAAACAACATGATATATGACTGTTCAGACAACTGCATCAACAGAGTAGCTACTGTATGGAAGAAGATTATCAAAACTGCTAGACTGCTAGGGTTAATCACAATCAATCCAATGGACCAAGTTGTGATTCCAGAGTCTCAGCTTGCAGTAGACAAACGGAACCAGTCTGTCTCGGACGAAGATGTAAAGAAGATAATAGACTACTTCCTTACAACGGGAAGAAATGAATCTGATTCCTACAACAACAAAGTCATTGCTCACTTCATGATTCTTATGATGGAGACTGGATTGAGACCTTCTGAGGTTTCAGCACTACAAAGAGAAAACATTGACTTGGAACACGGAGTAATAAAAGTAAGACGTTCCATAAGAAGTTCCAACACGGAGGAGTACACACTTGGGAAAACGAAAACAGAATCAAGTGTGAGAGACGTTCCAATGACAACTAACTGCCATCTTACAATAGCAAGTCTCTTGGAAATGTCACGAGGAGAACAGTTCTTATTTACAGACTATCAAGGGAACCTTCTTACAACCAAAAAAATAAGCCAACACCTAAACACTGTTACAAAGCGTCTAGGCATTGACTTCCACTTATATATGCTGCGTCACAGATTCTCGACCAAACTAGTGACTGCAAATGTTGACCCACGTACAGTAATGGAACTGATGGGGCATAAGAATTTCAGTATGACAGTATCATATGCACGCTCAGATGATGAGAAAAAGATTACTGCAATGGAAGAAAATGTGAAGGGAATTGTTTACCAATCGTAACATTTTCAGTTATTCAACGAGACAAAAAATAAACATTTTGGTAGAAATTGGTAGAAAAATCTTCTACTTTAGTAGAAGTACAAATAAAAAATGCGTAAATATGCGTGATTTCAGATGTTGTCGAATATCTGTTTTACATTGTTGAATGTCACAACAGATAGAGATAGCACCTACAAACAGCATAAATACGCTAATATCTGCACTCCCAATCTCTACTTCTGCTTACACTTGCAGACACTTGCTGATACATTTTGGTAGATTTTGGTAGAAAAAGAAAAAAGTAGAAAAAGAAAAGAGGACACTCATTTGAGTGCCCTTTTTTCCAATGTTAGTTAGGTAAAAATGTTAGTTGGAATTTTTCGTGCGTAACTTGTTCACTTGATTGTTAGGAGTCTTTTAGGTATTAATTTCGAATGAACTTTTCTGCACATCAATATTATACCACAAAGCAAAAAACCACTTTTCAGTGGTTCTTGCCGAAAGGAGTTTCATTAAGAAAACATACAGAAATATGTCAAAAACTGTATGAAGCCCAGTAGCAATTAAGGGTATTGCATTGCTACCCCTATATTATACCACAAAGTAAAAAACCACTTTTCAGCGGTTCCTTACTATATCATAGAGGTGTCAAATAAAATGACTAATGACTATTCCAGCCGCATATATTATACCATATTCATAAAAAGTAATGAAAAACAGAGGGAACACAATTAAACCCTCTGCTTTTCGGAATCATTTTGTATAGTTGGAATAACAACTACTCCATTATATTAACACAATATTTCAGCTAATGAAATAAACTTTTCCATTATTTTTCTGAGCATATGTCAATCTGTCATAATCATATTGTGTAATTTCTACATGTTCAGTTGCTCCGCTTACACCTTGAGGTCCTTGTGGTCCTCGTGGTCCAGTCTCGCCTTGTGGTCCTTGAATACCTTGGGGACCTCTTGCACCAGTCTCGCCTTTGTCTCCCTTGTCGCCTTTAGGTCCTTTAATGTAGCCCAAGTCAGTTCTAGTTGGCATAAGCTACCCCCAAATAACGTACAAGTGACCATCTGCACCGACTTCAAACGATGGTGTATCGCCTTTATCTCCCTTTGGACCTTGCGGACCAGTAGCCCCTTGTGGTCCTCTTTCTCCAGTAGCTCCAGTAGCTCCTTGCTCGCCCTTTTGTCCTTGTGGACCAGTATCTCCTTTTACACCTTTCATAGCCTTGAAAGTAAATGCAAGTGTTGGTGCATCATCTGTTCCACCTTTAGTAACAGTAACACTTGGAGTTCCTACTGTAGCGTCTACCGTAGCAGTTGCAGTAATCTTTGGTGTAGCTCCAACTGGTCCTTGGATACCTTGTGGTCCTTGTTTTCCAGTTTCTCCAGTATCGCCCTTTAAACCTTGTTGTCCTTGAACACCTTGAGGTCCTTGAAGACCTTGGTCGCCCTTTGGACCTTGGATACCTTGAGCACCACTCAAGTCGCAGATGAATGAGTATGCTTTTGCGTCTTTGACATACAGTTTGCCAGTATCAGCGTCTTGAACAGAGCCAGTATTAATCATTACAAACTTACCAATTCCCACACCGTCTGTTGCGTATCCACTGTTCATTTCAGATACAGATGAATAGATTTTCGCAATTTTAAATGGTTCTCCTTGTTCGCCACTAGGTCCTTGGATACCTTGGGGTCCTTGAATACCTTGGTCGCCTTTAGGTCCTTGTGGACCTCTAATGTTTCCTAAATCAATTCTTGTTGTTGCCATCTTGTCTCCTTTTATTTCGTTGGGTCGTCATAATACATAATCAAGTTACCGTCTTTATCTACAATGAATGTAGGAACGATAACACCGCCAGTTTCGCCTTTATCGCCTTTTTCTCCTTTTACACCTTGTGGACCTTGTGCACCAGTATCTCCTTTTATTCCTTGTGGTCCTTGTACACCTCGGTCGCCTTTATCCCCTTTATCTCCCTTGTCTCCCTTGAGACCTTTCTGACCTCTCAAGGGCATGGAGTCATAAGTATTTCCATCTTCCACTGTGATATGCATCGTGGAATCATCTTTAAATTCGATAGATTTGATACCGTACCCTCTGTCTCCCTTGTCTCCTTTATCGCCTTGGTCGCCTTTTTCTCCGTTGTAGTACTTGAACTTGCTTGTCTTGCCATTCGTAAGTACAACTTCAAATTCGTTTTCGCCACCGTTTTCATGCGATAATTTTGTCTGAGTAACAGATAGCACACCAGTTCCAAAGATTTCGTTTACTTCTACATCGACTGCATGTTCAGTCTGTGTAGCACTCAAATAAACTTTTCTATCTTCATTCAATACTGTTACATTTACTTGTGTACTACCTTTGATTGAATCCATTACCAAGTCTCCTCGTGAATTTCATCAATTACCTTTTCACTTGTATAGTCTGTACTTGAAACAGTACCGTCTTTAAATTTCAGTTTAATCTGCCATTTGACACTACCTTTTGAGAACATGGCAGTTTCTTCTTGTGACAGCGTGAAGTAGCACCCCGTGCTCGTGAAACCACTTCTTCCGTCATTGTCAGAAACATGCTTTGCGAGCATGACACCCGAAGATGTCTGCTCGAATGCCAAGCAAACATCCTCGATGTTTTTCATGTCCGAAATAGTAATGTCGTATGTTGGCGTTGTTCCACGTCTCATACGCTCTCCTTACTTCTTGCCTTTATTTACTAGAGTCTGCAATTTGCTGATTCTAGTATTATGGCTACTTACAGTTGAATTGTATAAACTCTGCAACTGTGACTGAGTCAAACCGCTTGATGTTTTAGATGCACCTTTGTTGATAGCTTTCAATGCCCCACTAAAGTCAAACGTAGGAGTTTCCTCGACAGTAGCACTGCTTGATGAACTTCTGCTTGAGCTTCTTCTAGACCCACTTGAACGTCTTGAACTGCTTCTAGAACGTCTACTGTATCCACTTGATGAACTTCCACTAGATGAATCATCGTCATCGTCCTCACTAGTCTTTTGTACTTTCAAGCCTAGCAGCTTTTCTACTTGCTTGGATGTAAGCCCAAACTGAGTGATATTGTCATAGTTGAACGAACCGTCTCTGATTCCTTCCTTGAAACCTTCAAGCACTCCATCTTCTTCCATCTGAGCAATAATCTTTTTTGCTCTGGAATTATAGACTGCCTTACCGTCTTTCTTGTCGGCTTTGATAGTCCTGTAGTTAGCAAATGTTCCATAGTCGATATCGTGAGCAGTCAGTGCATCAGCAAACTTCTGATTTGCTTCTAAATCGCTGAATGTATCATCACGTCTTTCGTCATCAGACTTAGACTGATATCCAGTAAGCAATCCGTTATCCAAATCATCTAGCTTGTCTTCATACTGTTGTTGAGACATTTTTACAACTGTGCTTGACAGTCCAACATTGTACAAGTCATTAATCTTTCCTTGCTTGTACAAACTCATAACGTTGTCATACTTTCCAAGAGTTTCTAACAGTCGTCTGTTTCTCAAAGGTTTAGAAATAGAAATTGTATTTCCATTATCATCAGTGTCTGCTTGCTGACTTTGCAGATATTTTGACAGATATACTGGAATACCACTCTTATCTAGAGAATCTACTGTTTTAGTTGCATCTGTAAGCACAGAATCAGCTTCACTCGGATTTGTACGCTTATACAGTTTAGCCTTTGCTTCATAGAAGTAATGGCTCTTGATTTTGCCTAACAGTTCAGCTACTTGTGTTGCATCTTCCTTGTTGTTCAAGTCATAGCCGTCCAAGATTCCACTTTCAAACAAGCTATGTACTTGATTGTTGTAGTTCTTTAGCATGTACTGATTAAGGTCATGTCGTTCCTTGGCATTCATCTTTGTGCCTTGAATTGATGAAGATACATAAGGAAGTACGTTGGAGTCTCCACTCTTTTCTGCAATCTTTTCTAGCTTGTTAGTGTAGGAATCTCCTTCCTTGCCATATGTTTTATCATATGACTTGTATGTACCAATACTTAAATAAGTATATAAGGCACGCATGATAGGATTGTCTCCACCAACGTTTTCTACATCATTACCGTAAACATCTACTTGATTCTGTAAGTTTGCAGCCATGAAAGGAATTGCAGTCTGTGCAGAGTTAAGAATCTGACCTACAGTGTTGTCATCATAAGTACTCTTTTTGTACTGATTCAGTACTGTATTGATATGTTTGCCCGCACTTGGAAAGAACTGAGTAATGTATGTTTTTAAAACATTCGTAATAGCCTTTCCAACTACATCAGCATCTTTATCATCGTAGTTTGTACTTCCACCAAGTTGTTTTAGAGTACTTACAAGTCCACTCATGAATGATGCATTAACGAATGGGTCTGCAAGGTTTGAAACTGCATCAAGAGAATCTGCTAAACTGAATCCTTTCTCTGTCATAATCTTCATTGCAGTTACACCAGTAAACAAAGGTACATTCGCTACAGATAGCCATGACAATGAGTATGTTCCATTAGGAAGGTTCAATGAATAAGACTGTTTTCCTCTGCTTTCTTCAAAACTGTCTTTATCATCGTCTCCAGTAGTTCCGTTCAAGATTCCTTGTGAGAATAGATATGCACCCAATACCATGATTGATGAGCCAGTCATACCTTTAGATAAGTGTCTGATTGCTTGGTCAGCAGTGCATCTGCCACTCTGCACACCTTTAGTCATTTCGTATACACCCTTCAAAAGACCGATAGGACTGTATGTAACAGAGTTCTTAGCGATATTGATAGGTGTTTTTGCAAACGGCATCACGGCATTGGCAAATAGAGCTTGAAGAGGACCTCGTTGCTTAAATTTATTAATAATTTCAGCTGTCCCGCTTGCTTGGTGGAATACTGCTTCTTGAGCTTCGATAACGGAGAACTCGTTAGCCTTTTCCATCAGTGCATTTGCTTTTACATCATCTAAAACATTACCGTTTTTATCAGTAAACTTGTAGACAGTTCCATTTTCCCCTTTTTCAATGCTTGCAGTGTATCCCTTTGAATCAATGTATCTAGCCCATTCATTGGCGTAACTGCTTCTAAAGAATGCACTATCTCCAAATATTCCATTGTTTAAAAGCCAGTTTGTAAGTTTTTCTGCATTATGCATGATGCCTACATTGAAGTCATCCCCAAACACTGCCTTTGCCGCCTTGGCAAGTGCATCGTGTGTCATGTTGCCGTTTTCGTTGCCTAAGTATTTTTGAAGAATCTTTGATTCTCTTCCTACAAATGTTTCTTCTCTGAAAGCATCTTTAAATCTACTCTTAGCATCTAAATTATTTCCAGTATCTCCTAGTGCATCACCACTGGCAAATCTACCGTTGAAGGATCCAGTAGCTCCTTCTTCTCCACCGATTTCCTTTAGGAATTGTTCTGCAACTGCTTTATTAGCTTTTGTAGCCTTAGCAAGTGTTCCATCTTCACGTAGGAAACTGCTTTCCGACAGTAATGCTTTAGCTTTTGCAGATTGATTGTAGGACTCGACTACCATCCTTTGAATAGAGTCAGCATTGTCTTTTAAGAACTTAGTTGTGAAATGACCATTTTTTGTTAAAGCACCTTCTTGTTTAGCAAGTTCAACAAGTTTTGTTCCTACATTATGTTGTAGTCTATTCTTGAAGTCAGCGTTACGGTTTAAAAATGCATCAACATTATCTGCTCCGCCCTTCCACTTCTTGATATCCTTTGCCAGTATACCGTCTGCCTTGACATTACTGTTTTTGTTCATGATTTCTTTAACTGCATTAGCTACAACTTTGTTACTGAAATCATAGTAATATTTGTTCTTGGTGTCTGTTAAATCCAGTTCAGCCTTTTGGAAATAGCCCGCTTTGTCTAATGCGAGTGAAATTGTACTTGAACCGATATTTGAGAACTTGCTTAAATATTCAGATGTCAAGTTACCTACAATATTACGTAAGTTAGTAGGAATAGAAAGAAGCATAGAGATATTTCGGTAAGAAGTAATCTTATCTCTGAACTTTCTTGGTGTCTGACGAGCCAAGTCTTTTACAATTGCATCAAACAGTTCACCTTGTTTAGCACTGTTGTTTTCTGCTGTATCAAACTGTTTCATTAATTCTGCATCAAGCGTCAAGATATGTTCACCATTCTTGTTTAGACCGTTCTTGTCAATCATTGCTTGCGTGTCTTTGACGAGTTTCTGCAAGTCATAGATTTTTTCTTCTTTAGGCATTGCAGACCACAGTTTTCGCATATTTCGCATCTTGACTGCACTCTTTGACGCTTCTTCCAAAACGAGTTTTCTTGCTTCTGTTGCGTTTGTTGCAGAGTCTTGCAAAGCCTTTGTCAGCTCATTATGAATTTCGTTTCCTTCTGCGTCTTTAACAACATAAGAAACTCCATTGTCATCAAAGTTTCTAGTCACGTCTAACCCTTGCTTTTCAAGTTTTGCACGATAGCTATTTTCAATATCTGCCAACTGAATTGTAGCTTCTGTTACATATTCTTGCTCATACTGATGTTCATTGCTTAGATAGCCATCTTTTCTAGTAGACTTGAGCGAATTTTCTTGTGCCTTTTTAATGTCTTTCAGCATTTCATTAGAACTGTTTACATCCAGTTTTCCATCTTTCTTGAACGCATCAATTCTTTCTTGAGCACTCTTTAATGTATCAGCGTCTTTAGCAGTTTCATATCTGAACTCATTGCTTTCAGATGCTTCTCTTGCGTTTGCACGTTGTTCAGCATTTTCTCCATGCTTGCCTTGTGCAGCATCACGGACACCTTTGTATGCTTTGGTAATAACATCTTCTGCAACATCTGTAACTGCATCTGCAAGCTGATTGTCAATGTCTTTTCCAGTCAGTTCTTTTGCAGCCTTTTTATTATCTTCACGTACAGTTTCTTTTACCGCTTGCTTTGTCTCTTCTGATGCATTTGATGATTCACGCAGTACATTTCCTAGCTCTGTTTTATTTCCAGTCTCTGATGCTTTCTTGGCACGCTCATTCAGTTCTTGTGCAGATTGTCTGTCAGATTCAAAATCAGCTCTTTCTTGAGGACTTCTTAGCTTGAAAGCGTCCATGCCTTGCTCATACATCTTTCTTCTTTCAGCTAAGACTTGGTTCTTCTGTTCGTTAGTCATGCCATTAGGGTCTGTACCTAAGTCAATCGTATCAGTGTCAGTCTTTACTTTTTTCCTCGAACGAGTTACCTCGCCAGTCTGATATGCATATTCGGGGTGCTCACGACGGTCTTTGAAAAACTCTTCCTTTTGCTCGTTAGTTAATCCCTTTGGTTCATTAGGTAATTCAGTATTTAACACTAATGAGCCATCGTCTACATTTGTGCTCTGAGTGGAATCAGACGGTTTTACTGTACCAGTTTGATAAGCGTTGTTTGGATTTTCTTTACGTTCTTTCAGAAATGCTTCTTTCTGTTCGTTAGTTAATCCATTTGAGTCAGATGGCAATTCTGTATTAAGCACTAATGTACCATCTTCAACACTTCCTTTTTGAGTGTCTTCTAATGGTGTTGCTTCGTCCGCAACGTATGCATTATCCTCTTTTAATGCGTACCCTTTTTCTAAAGTTTGGCTTAATGCTTCGTTTAAATTTATGCTTTTATTTTTTAAGATTGAATTATCAAACGTAATTCCATTGTCGCCATTAACTTTCGCAATAACTTTTTCGCCATTGATATTTACATTGTCTGCAAACTCAACTGCAAGATTATTGTCATTTACACTTTTAATGAAAGCATTTGTCTGCTGATTTGTTCTTTCATTTCCGATAGCATTTCTGATTGCTTCTGCTTGAATGTCTCTAGCATATCGTCTGAATGTTTCATTACTGTTGTTGACCATGTAATCAGAAACTACACCATTGTCATGGTTGATATTGTACTGTGTCTTGTCAATGATACTCTTTGATGTTTCGTTCTTTGTGATTCCATAGTTTTCTTTTGCAAGATTGTAGTCACTGACAACACGACCGAAATTCTTTTCAAGTTCTGTTCCATGTTCTTGAATGAATTTATTATTTTCTGACCTTGCTTTTGCCTTGCTTACAGTATCTGCAATTGAGTATGGAGCGTTGGCAAGTAATGCACTTGCACTGCCCATGATGCCTTGTTTAACCAAGTCTCCACTTGTAATGGATTCTCCCAGTCCCTTAGTACCTTGCTTGATTCCTTCTCCAACACTGTTAGCAGTTAGAATCTGATTGATGTATGGTTCTAGAACACCACCAGCCACTTCTTCAAGACCTTCTTCAAGAATGTCATTGATGTTCAGCTTCTGATAACCGGGAATGACTTTATCCATCATTTCAGTTCCAACTTCTTTACCCGCACTTGCTAAAGCATAAATATTTGCACGGGCGAATAGGTCGTTGCTTACATCTGAATACTTTTCAGCATTATTCTGTGCCATGTAGTTGTTCATAGCACTAGACATTTCACTTCCGTAAACGTTAGAAGCCATTAAGCCTAAAGTGCCTAATTTTCCTACACCACTGAGACCTAAAAGAGTCTGAGGAAGCATATTACCTACAGATGAGAAAGTCTGACCAATTGCATTACTGTATACAGAGTTATTGTCTTGCATTGCCTTGTCAGCCGCAGTAGTAGCATTGTACATATCTTGTGCAAAGCCACCCGCCTTGTCTTGCAATGTATTGCTTCCTACAATTCTACCTACAGTAGCTAATGCATTTGCGGGAGACTGCAATCCACTTGATACTGCATTTTCTACACCTTTTACGTAAGATGCATTTGTGTCCGCAATTACTCCTAGCAGTGCATTTCTATCCAAGTTCTTCTGAATAGTCTCACTGCTTTCAGTAGCTTTCTTGTTCAGTCTGCTTACTTGTGTAGCATCATTCAGATTGATTTTATTAGGCTTTTTATTCTTCCAAGTAGGATTGTCTACTTGTCCGTTTCTAGAAAGTGCAGTCTGCACATCTGCCAAATCAATATTTGCTTGACTGTTTTCATTCAGTCTCTTCTGACGCAGTTCACTGTCTGTAAAGTTTTCCTTTACTGTCTGTGCTTGCTTCTTTACTGCATTTGAAACAGTTTCTTTTGCTTTGTTTACAGATTCCTCTGTTTTAGCTTTTCTCTGCTTGTTTACTTCATTCTGCAACTGTGCCTTTTTATCCGCATCGCTAGTCTTGTTTCCATTACGCATTGCATTCTGGTCAATAGATGCTTTGATAGACTTGTCAATTGAATCATTGCCACTCTTGTATGTTTTGCCTTGTTGCAGATTCTGATGATTCTGTGCAATCTTTGCAGACCTTTCAAGCATCTTCTGATTAGTACTTTCGATGCCAGTTTTTACTTTAGTCTGAATATTAGCTGATGACCCACCAATCTTCCAGTCTGATTTCTTAGGCTTTGTTGCATACTGAGATAAATCCTCTTGCTTTGTAGGATTGTTATTATAGTTTGATGCCGCCTTTTCAGTAGACCTTTTCCCTTTGGCATAGTTAGAAGAAGAACCCCCACCGCTTTTCGCAGTAGGGGTATTTTTTGGAGATTCAGATGACTTATTATTTTTTGTATTTTTCTTTTCAAGACTTTTCTTGTACTGTTCATTCTTGACACTACTGTTGATTTTAGTCTTAGTACTAGGGTCGTAGAATCCCGCTCCTCCGCCCCAGTTAACTTTCTTTGATTTCTTTTTTGCCATGAGAACCTCCTATTTGTATGTTCCGTTTCTTCTTACGTATCTTTGATTCTGTGCAGTCTTATGCATGTTGTTACGCATCTGTCTTGCGATTGTTCTCATTCGTGCATAAGGACTGTTCTGTTTCATCGGAGAAACACCAACAACTGGTTTGATTGGACTAGATGTCATATCCTAAGCTCGCAAGTAATCTAGCATATGCGGATACACCATCTTTAGTAGTTCCACCATTTGTATTAGTTGGTGTAGCAAATGCTCCATTCATTGTATTCAGTGCTTGCTGATAGTAGTTAGAACCAGTTGGACTGTAGCCACTGTAGTTGGCATTGATGATATTCTGCAATGCACTTGTATAGTTATCTAATGTAGTGTTGTTGTTGGCTGCTTTCTGCTGTGCAATGCTAGCCCACATGCTTGCAATATTGTCTTGAATACTCTGTCTCTCAGCCATCTCTTGAGAGTTGATTTTATTCAGAATGTTGTTGTACGCATTTCCAGTTACAAGATTTTCGTAACGACCCGTTCCACTGTTCAATGCTCCTCTGTTTGCAAGTGCTTCACGCTGATTGTACAAAGCACGCATGTAGTTCACATCATTCTGATTTCTGAGCGTCTGATAGTCGCCCTGAGCTTGTTTCAGACTTGTATTGTACTTGCCTTCAAGTGCCTTGCCTTGTTGGTCTAATGCACTGTTAGCCGCATTTACTGCATCAGTTCTAGCTTGCATAGCTGCCTTTAACGCTGCTGCTTGAGCCGCTGCTCTTTCTTGTGCTTCTCTTTCTGCTTGTTGAGCTGCTAATTCTTCTGCACTTGGTCCACTTGGTGCACTTGAAGCGTAACTGGTATAGTATCGTCTTGAACCTCCACCACCACCGCCACTATTTTTTCGAGTATTGTTTGGCTGTTTTGTCTGTGTTGGTTTGCTTGTAGGCGGATTTACCTTGTTACTGTCTTGAATAGGGATTTTGCTTCCAAAGTGTCCGCCACCCGAATGAGTGCCCTTGTTTGTTTTTGTTGGCTTGTTTCTTCCACCGCCACCATTATTGATAAATGCCATAGGTTTCCCTCCTAAAAGTCGTTGTTTGCATATGCTTTTTCATATACATTCTTTATGTTCTTGATTGCTAATACTGCCTTGTTGTTTGGATAGTTAGGATTTCTTTTGCAGAAGTCCTCATAACCGTTTATGGCTTCTATTGCATCGTTAAATTCTTCTTCATCATGATGTACACCTCTTTTGATTTCTCCATTGAATCTCAAGATTCGTGTACGACATGTTTCTGCTTGATTCTTGTCTACCTTGTAGTCAAGTTCTTTCAGCTTCTGTAACATTACTTTATTGCTAGTATTTGAAAATGTATTCTGTACCCAGTTTCCAAACCATTGACTGCCTAGCATTGCAACAATGATGGCAACAACAGTAGAAGAATCTACTGCCATTAACCCTCTCCGTTTGTTTCTTCTTTATCTTCGCCGACTAATTCAACTACTGCTTCTTCGTCTGCATCTAGTTCGGGTTTCATATTTGCTTGAGATACACCAATCAATGTACCTACAAATACACCTAATGCAGTACAAGTAGTAGCAATTGCATCAGCATAAGGCAAGCCCCAAACTGGGAACACTGCCTTTACAAGTGTTGCAATAGCGGGTAATACAATTAAACCTACCCACTTTAATACGTTATATGTCTTGTCACTTAAAACCATAATTTCCTCCTAGGCAATGTAGCCTTTCAAATATCTTGCGTCTCCCTTGACGAATCCTTCATTCTTGCCATCTGTTACCCATACCCATGCTTCTTTACCGTTGTATGCATAGCCACCGTAGTAGTAGAGTTTTGTGCCACATGGTTCTGTCTTGATGACTGGTGCCTTTGTAGAATTTCCTTTACGTAAGTTCAAGCCTTGCTTTGGAATGACTGTATATGTCTTTCCTTTTGCTAACTTGCGGTTCCAGTGAGTTGGTTTAGTAACATATGTACCACTTGATGCACCGACTGTGTAAGGAACTGTAGAAGTTGTTTTCCATGAGAGTCCTCCACCGTTCTTGATGTATGAGTATCCGTTCAGTAAGAACATCATTCTGTTTGCGGGCAACATATTTGCTAGGTTGTAGCCACCTACACGGTTTCTATACTTTGTTCTAACGTGACCCGCACAGATTTCTAGATGAATATGGTTGCCAGTAGCTCTTCCGCTTGTACCTTCTTGATACATGATTTCGTTGAACTTGTAGTAGTGACCTACTGCGAAACTTCTTCTAGAGTGTGTAAGTGCAAGTGTGATGTATCTTAGGTAGCCATCTGCACAGAGCACCTTCTTTGCCTTGCCATTCTTGTCGCAAGACCAGAAGAATCTAGTGTTGCCAGTGTTTGCATTGCCCCAAGCCCCAGCACAGTACCAGTACGTATTAGGCATCTTGTTTCTCCAAACATCGGCACCAGTATCCATACCCGCAAGGTCTACTTCATATGAAACATGTGAGTAGTGATTTCTTCCGTCATAGGCTGAACCAATCTGAGAAACGTTTAAACATTTCATTCCAAAAATCAATCTGTCGTAAGTTGTCATTGTTTTCTCCTTTGTTAGTTGCGATTACTAGGGTCGAACTAGTGATAACGGAGTCAAAGTCCGTTGCCTTACCGCTTGGCTAAATCGCAATAAGAAAAGCACTCGATTGAGTGCTTAATTAACTGATTCTCATCCAACGGTTAACTGCCATATATGGCTGCATGTTGTTGTGGCTTGCTCCACCACCTTCTGCATTTGCATGAAAAATATCACTAGCTGCTGAACTTGTTTGGTCGATGTGTAAAAACTGTTCCCCATACTTATCAATAGCACTCTTCGCAATTCCAGTGTTAGATAATTTGTAGTTATATACTTTACCCGCCGAGTGACCATGTGGTGGCATTTCATTCCCAGTTAGATAATGTGCTGCTTCACCACCTGTTGTACCGATTGGATATGTTGTGTTAGATGCGATAGTTACTCGACCATCTTCCACCTTCTTCCATTTCTGAGGTGCCCAAGTCGTGTTAGGATTGAAGTCTTTTCCTTCTGTTCCAAAATCTACAATAATGCCGACTGGATAGATGAGGTTTAATAAGTCAGCCACCCCCGACCATATTCGACACCGTTTTTCACAATTCTTCCCATGTTGTTGTTACCTTTCCAAACTTTTTACGCATTTGTTTTTGCCAGTGCTTCTGCCACTGCATCGTGCCATCTAGGTGGAACTTCTTCCAGTGTCATACGATTCATTGTGATTTGTCTTACGTACCATTTAACCATGATTAATTTCCTCCTACGATTTCTGCAAGTGAAGCGATTGCTTCATTGATTGCCGTGATATCAGCAGAGTTCTGATTGACTGTGTCTTGAAGTGTTGGCTTGTTCATCACAAATTCAAGAATATCTGACGTTGTGCTTCCAAGATTTGCATTGTAATGAGTCATGATTGATTCAATCTTTGTGTATCCGTTGTATGTCGCTACTACTGTTGCCCCGTCATCACTGTAAAGGTCAAAGTTGCCACCAATCTTTGCAAGTTCAGATTTGAGTGTATCCACTGTCATTCCGTCTGCTACAAATGCCATCTGTAATGCTTCGGGGGAGTAATTTACTCCATTGTCTAATACGTCATAAAACTTGCCATTGATTTTTAATTTGTTCATATCTTCTCCTTAATTAAGCCGTTCTTTCCCAAATGTAAACTGCTAGGTATGGCTGCATATTTGATGCACTTCCAGTATCTCCGTGACTGTGTGCAGCACCCCCGCCATTGTAGTTTGTAGAACCAAATGTGTCTGTACTGATTGAGTTCCAACCATAAGCACAGAAATATTTGTCACCCGCTTGATATTCAGCGTTACTCCATGCCGGTTTACTGAATTTATGTACGTGTGCAGTCATTTCATTCTGTGTAATAGCATGTGCTTTTGTAGTATGAGTATGGGATGCATTGCCACCGCTAGTACCTAATGGGTATGTAGAGTTTGCACCAATCAAGCATCGTCCGTCAGCGGTCTTTCTCCATGTTCCACCCCATGCTGTCTGAGGATTGAAAGTAGAACTTGTACTGATGTAGATTGAGCCGACTGGATAGATTCTATCAATCAGAGTCTTTCCGCCAAGTCCGTACTCTGTTCCGTTCTTTAAGATTCTTGCCATTGTTAATCTCCAATAAAATAAATACTTCCATTGTTCTTGTCTGCATCTCCAAGGGCTGAATAAGCATCCTTTGTAACAAAAACGTGTTTGGACTCTTTTAATGCGTCGTCTACATTAGTCTTGTAGTCGTTAAGCATCTTTTGAATCTGACCGATTGCGTCGGGATTGCCCGATGCACCACTGATAGAAACAATTGCATTGAATACATCTTTGTTGATGTAGTCAGCCAACTGCTTTGATGGTCGCATCAGCTGTTCTCGTGTCTCAGATTCAGAGATTGGGTCGGGATATGCAGAAGCATCTTCAAAACCCTTCTTTGGAGTAAATTCAAATTTATCCATTACTTAATCTCCTTGACAATCGTGTATTCAAACTTGATGGAAGAAATACTCATATCCTTGCCTTTATCAGTCTTTGAGAATCCACTTTCAAGTCTGCAACCCCACAAGCAAATCTTCTTTAATGAGCACTTTCTTGTGTAGGTTTTTGCATACTTGTATGTAGTCCAACCGAATGTGTTGTAGTGGAACTGGTTCCAAAGGCTGAGAGTAACCACAATAGGTTCTGCGTCCTCTTCTCCGTTTGAATTTTCGTCTGTTATGTATGTAATTCTTGTATTGCAAGCAGTGTCGGCACGAGCTTCAAAGAATACCTTCTTGACTGTTTTCAGTGATTCAAAGTGACTTCCGTCGAACATCGGTGTCTCGTACACTGCGTAGATTTCATTGCCGTAGTCGTCACATGCGTTCGTGAACTTGCAGAATTTAGCATCAGAAATGAAGAACAGTTCTCTGTCAAGTGCTACTGCATTTGTGACAATCTGACCGTTGTAGCCGATATTCTCCCAGTAGAACCATGCAGTATTTTCAGCAAGTTCATCGAGGGAATACCTTGTACTGGAGTCTGTGTATGGTGCTAGATTGTAGTCCCACATCCATACATGGTTATTAATAAACAGTATGTATTTGCCATCGAAGTCGATTGACTTGCACTTGTCTAGATTTGCTTCATCTAGCAGTCCCTTGGCACGTACACCACCGTTGATATTTCTAGAAATAGGTCTTACATTCCGCTCATCTTCAATCAAGGAAGAACACAGTGTACATACACCGTATGTCTTGTTGAGCCATGTAAGACGTGAATCAATCAGCTGAACAGATTCGGGGCAGTCGCAGCCGATACTGTTGTTGACTGGTTTTGTATTGAAGTAGTATCGAGTAGTATCTGTTGAGTCCACACCAAACTGATATGTAGCTTCATACAGTTCAGTAGGCTTGAAGATAATCAGTCTGCTGTACTGCAAGCCGAATCCAGTGATATCATCTTCTGAATTGCCGATTTCCATATAGTTCGTTTCGGGGAAATAGGAAGCATCAGCAGTATCCGAATAGTAGAAGCGTGATGTGCCATTGCCCGCAAGGAACAGATGTGAGTTGTTACCACCACCGTATGCAGTCCAGTATTTGCACTTCTCGATAACCCCTACATAATCGGGATTGGTTACTGAAATAGTTACCCAAACGTTATCGTTTGTTCCCTTCTGTGGGGCAGTTGTGAAGTTGATTCTGTAGTTTGTTCTGTCTACTGTAAAACTTCCATCGCCCTCTACATGGCCTGTAGTAGCAATCTTGATTTCTACTTTCGTAGAGTCAATCGGAATAACCTTGCCGTCCTTGTCCTTCTGAATCGCTTCACTTGGAAATTTGAACTCTTTTGTAGTTCCGTCTCCTCTGAATGACACTTGATACTTTGTACCGAGCATATTGTATGCATACGGTGTTGTATCTCCACCCGTTCCGTCGGGGTTGCAGTTCATCAGTACTTGAGGTACGAACGGCTCAACTGGCTTGATTGCAGTCGTTCCATGTTCAAGTCTCAAGTAGATTTTTGGACCTAAAAAGAACAAGTCTTTATTAAAAACAAAGAAGAAGCCTTCTTCTGAGAGCTTTGCATCCTTGTATTTGCTAGTCATTTTCTGAGTCTTTGTATCGTACTCAAAGATTTCTCCATTCGTCTGAATGAAGATACTGTTTTTGTAACGAATGCTTGCAAATACTTCTACGTTGAAGTCATATGCAAGTCTCTGCCCGTATCTTTTGCCGAATACACCATTCTTGTACATCATGTTCGTCAGCTTTGGAGACTGATTCACATTCAATGTATATTCAAGGTCTTGGATATTCAGCCCTCCACTTGCGGGAGTAATGATAGCGAGCATCTGATACTCAGCAGCCTTGTGCGTTTTCTGCGAAATAATTGGCATTGTCAGTCTCCGTATACATCAGTAATAGATACTTCGTTACCTTTCATGTACTTCATCTGTGCATTCTGATAGTACGTATGAAAGATATCGTATTTAGACAAGTCATCATCAATGAAGAAGTTAGCCGCCAAGCCAAAAGGCAGAATCTCATAGTTGATTACATCGTGATATGGAAGTTCGTCTGTGTCATTCGTTACCATTGGAATCTCATCGAGTGCATCTTCCCCGTCACGCAGTAGAAGTGAATTTTCCAAATCAAAGTTCTCTGAGAGAAGAACATTAGTCCAAGGAATATAGTAGTTGTCATAGTCCTTTGAAGATTGCTTTTCAAACATCAGTGACTTTGCACGTTCATATAATTCTTTAACTGTCATGTGTCTCCTTTCAGAGAACTCTGAAAAGTTCTCTTATGATTAACCGCCGAACTCAGCAGTAATTACACCGTGTAGGTCGAATGTGCCAGTAGGTTCGCCAGTTGTAGCATTGACTAATGTCTTGCGTACAAATGCATCGCCATAGTAACGACCTTCAATGAGTAAGCCCGAAATACCAGGAACGTCACTGTACTGTTTCAATTCAGCAATCTTTGTAGGTGCGAATACTTCATTCTTGTGTGTGAATAAAGCAAATGTATTTGCTGGAAGATATTCGTCCGGAACTTCGATGATGTTCCAGTTCATGCACTTACCTACAAGACCGTTTGTTAAATGCTTTTCGCCTAGCTTTTCAATTGAAATGAAGTCAGGGTTCATAAGCAAGAAAGCGTATGTTGTAGATGTAGGTACATATGCATAGCAGTTTGCACCCATTGGAATCTTCTGATTCACAAACATGGAACGTGCCTTTACGAACATATCTACTACTGTGTCCTTTGTAGGTGCAGCAGTGATTACATTCTTTGTAGCAGTTTTAGCAGCAGTAGCCCATGTCTGTAATGCGTGCTTGTCAAAGAATGGTGTGACCTGTTCGCCAATCTGTTGCTTGATAACTGCTCCCGCTCTCTTTAAAGCAGCGTTATCCTTTGAGTTACCTTTATCAATTGTCATGGAGAATGACTTGTCGAGCTTTAATGTCATATCTTGGGAATCATCTTCCAGTTCCTTTGGCTGACCATATCTCCATGTGCCACTTCTCTTATAGTCTTGTAAAGGCTGTGTTACTGCGGAATATACATGTACTGTCTTAACACCGTCGAATGTATATTCTGTATTTGTCTTGCCAGCAATGATAGATGATTGCAAGTAAGCCTGTGCCAGTTCGTCTGAATACTTTTCAGCGTAGTTTGTTGCGGATTGTGCCATGATTTAATCTCCTTATTTTCCAAGCAGACCTTCAAGGAACGGGTCGCCGCCGACACTGGAATTATTGGAATTTAAACCACTGTTCGCATTCTTCTTGTTCTTACTGTTGACTGCATTGTTAGTAGCCTTTGTGCGGAGTGATTTGTTTTCCCAACGCAAGTACGCTTCCATAGGACTCATTCCACCGTTGATATCGTCGATTACTTCCGTGTCTAGGTGTTCAATGTCGATATCGGGATTGTAGTTATACAGAGCTTGTACCTGGTCTCTAAAGTATGCATTCTCTTGTTCTTGTCTCTTTGCTTGAGATTCTGCATCTTGTCTAGCTTTGGCATCACGCTTGTTCTGATAGACTGCATTTGCGTATTCGTGAGCTGCATCGTCGTCAACATCGGGATGCTTCTTCTGATACTCATTTGCAATCTGCGTGATTTCTGACTGTTCTTGAAAGTCGTTTAATCTTTCTGCATATTCGTCAATTGTCATGCCCGCTCTTTCAGCGATAGCCGAAATTGACTTGAGTGCACCGTTCTCCAGTGCATCGAGTTTGCCCTTTACCTTGTCGTAATTCATGCCTTTCTGTGCAAGCATGATAGCCTCGTCTTGTGTAAGGGCTTTATCTTCGCCGTTGTAGCGAATGTTCAAGAAGTCTGTCGCTTCTTCTGACTGTGTGTCTTGATTCTCATCTTCATGAGTTTCTTCTGTTTCTTCTGTATTCTCTTCTGTAGAATCATCAGTAGAATCGTCTGCAAACATCGTTTCAAACACGTCGTCATTTGTGGTTTCAGATGATGATTGGTTTACCATTTCTTCTGCCATTAAAAATTCTCCCAAGTGCTATGGTTGGCACTAAAAAAGGCACCTCATTAGAAGTGTCTTTTCTCAAGCATATTGTAGTTTTTACATATTATTGGACTCAGTCCTACTGATAGAACTCTTTACTTGCGGCGTAGGTCTCTTGAAGCTGCTCATTTGTAGGGTCTCCACCGCCCGCTCTGTTGTCGATACCGTCCTTCATACCTTCCGTTTCATCTGTCATAGGCTGAACTGGAGGCATCATCTGTGCTTGCAGTTGAGTTTGGTCTTGCACCTTCTTGATGGAGTCGATAAGTTCCTTCTTGTTAGGCAGATACTTGTCGGGAATACCTTCCAAGTAAGCAACCGCATCAGTAATAACACCCTTGTCCCAAAGTCCGTCAAGTGTCTGTACTTGCGTAGCTTCACTCCAGTAGCTTGACTGACCGATTTCTACATTCAAGTCATAATTCAGATTCTTGATTGTACTGAAATCAATCTGCATCGTAGTCTTGTAGATTACCTTCTGTACACTCCCGACTGGCTGAATCTGCTGACCAGTGAGAGTGTCATACTGAGGAGGAAGTTCCGTTCCGTCCATAGGGTTCATATACGCAAGTCTTTCAACCAGTCCCAAATCCTTGGCTTGTGCTTCTGTGATACGGACTTGTCTGATTCCGTATGATTCCGACATGATATCAATGATGCTTCTTACGATATCCTCATAGAACTGATAGAAGTCGAGCTTCTGAATCTCTAGAGGTACGCTTGATGCCTGCTGAACTGCAACGATGGCAGATGTATTGTTAGGGTTTGAGAGTTCACCCAAGGCAGCATCAGAAGCACCCATGAAGTCCTTTGTATACTGAATCGTAGAGTCAATCAGCTGAATAATCTGATTTGAGAAGTCGGGAGCCTTGACGGAATCCATCATCTTGCCCGCCATATCCATGTTTGGCAGTGATACCGCCTTTGTTACATCATTTGTAAGTTTTCCTAGCTTTGTCTGGTCGTAGAAGATTTTAGGGAATCCCATATTTGTCATGTAGACCATGCACATTGCGAAAATCTTGTTGATGAAGATTTGGTTTGGAATCAGTCCAGTGATAGGAGACTGACCGTGATATGAGTTCTTTCTGCGTTCCCACGTCATGTATGCAACTGGATAGTTCACATATCCCGTGTCTGTTTCTTCCTTGAGCACTACATTTTCTGTACATTTCATGTAATGCACGGAAGTAGTGTTCTTTGTTATCTCTGTTTTAGTAAGAGGGTCTATACCAACAGTCTCTTCTTTCTTTACCTTCCAAAACTTTGTAATTACAGTAACCAAGTCATTGGAATCCGTGTTAATCAAGATTCCGTTAGGGTCAGAATCAGAGTGAATGCTCTCGATATCTTCCTTTGATACTCCCCATGCTTCCGCCATGTCCTTTACAGTGTCCTTGTACAGACGCTGAACGACAAGAATATAAGGCTGAGACTGTACGTCAATACTGTATGGATTGCCAAAGATGACATTTGTGTTGTCGATAATCTCTGTACGTACCTCGCCCTTTGCATCTTGGTTCGTTTCTATATCGGGGTCGAATGTTACGAACATGCATGTATCCCCGTCTACTGCACAGTTCTTCATATTTGTACGACACTTGAAGTTTGTCTTGTCTCTTTCAAGCACCTTTTCGATTTCTTTTGAAATAACGCTGCAGAATGCCTTGTTCTGTGTGGAGGAGTCAAACGGTTCGATATTCACTCCTACATTGTCAGATACAATCATTGCCGTATAGTACGTGCATACACGCTTGATGAGGTTGAATACTGGCTTCATTAGGTTAGGTGCATTTACACCGTCCCACTGGTCGCCTAGATAGAACTTTTCGTTCTTTTCGACCGTCTCGTACAGCCCTTGTGACTGATTGTATGTCTGCCCGTTGGAATATTCGTCCCATACAGCCCTTGGAGTTGTCTTAATTTTCATTTCCACCTCCCCAAGAAAGTACATTGATGACCTGTCTCAACTGTTCTTTTTCCTCTTTTGTAAGTCCGTCCTTGTCAACGAGTCTCTGAGCTTCTGCCTTTCCGTCTGCATAGCCCTTGTAATATGACTTGTACCCCATGAATGCACCGCTCATCAGCCCGCACATGGCACAACATACGATAATAAGTAAAATATCCATTTCAGCCTCCGTAATTGATAAAATCGAGGTCATCTTGTGAGTATTCAAACTCCTCTGATACCTCATTATTCTGTACATATTCAGCTTGTGGCATGGTGTAATACGTAATTGCAGCTGCCATTACACAGTCGTCGTGTGCTCCTTCCGCTGCTTCCGCTCTTCCCTTGTCATTCTTGATGAAACTCAGTGCTTCATGAAGGAAATCAGTGTCACAAATCAAATCCAAATGGTCATTTACAACATCAGTAAGCAAATCAATTGCCAACGGTCTTGTAAGTGATGTAGTTCTAAAGCCGAATTTCTTCTGTAGTGTCTTTTTGTACTGGTCTACCGACTCTCGTACATACATATTCAAGTATCCGAACTCTTGAAGCTTCATTGTCGGATATGTAGAAAAGTTTGTTTCGGGACAAAGCATCGCATAGTTGTAGTAGTATCCGAGTCTCATGTACTGCTCAACGAACATTTTCTCCCCGTTCTGAGCACGGTACTTCGCTACCATCTTCCCGCCTTGGTCCTTGTCTACCACATAGGCTACAAACCAGTCTGAACCTTCTCCCGCAGTATCTGCACCGCTCGAGTATGTATGACCGAACTGAGGTGGTTCATAGACAGTTACATATCCACCTTGCGTTTCATAGAAATTGCCTTGGTCAGTGAACATTCCTACCTTGCCAGCCACTGGGTGCTCTTCAAGTTCTCTGATACGTGTCATTACCTTCTGTGTATTGAATACTGGTCGCCCACTCAGGATAAACGCTTCTTCGGGATTGCTCGGATATTCTTGACGGAACTTGTTGATATCGTTGCCACATAGGTTTCTGATGGCATTTCTACGCCACATAATCTGCTCGTCATCAAGGTCGTACTCTTTCTTGAGACTGCGTTCCTCTTCTGTCAGCGTTTCTCCGTGGTATGGGAGGCGGTACTCCTCCATTTCGAACCATGGTACAAACAGTGGAATCATGTCAGATTCGCCACGTACCGCCATATCCCACAGATTCTTGAAGTAGTTGTAACCGTTCGCAGTACTTTCAATTACAAGCATACTGAACCCGTGCTGAGGAAGTGTCTGCAACAGACCAGTCATCTGGTCAGCTACTGTCTGCCCGTCCTGTTCCTCCCAAAAGGCTAACTCTGAGCAGTGAATGTAATTGAACGTATTGGAACGTCCAAGTCCTCCTTGCCCCGCAGTCGCAACTCTGATATTACTGCGTAGCCCCTTCTTTGCATCATCGTCCGTCTTGCTAGGATTCTCGAATCTCAGTTCCTTTGCATTGGAATACTTGAGCATAGGTTTCAAGCCTTTAGGCAAGTTCTCGTAGTATCTCTTGCACATGTCAAAGATATGCGTACTACTGTCGCTCGTATGTGCTACAACCAAGGCACTTCTGAAAAAGTTTGTCATGCATAGGCTCGTCATGACCGCTTCCGTTACCGTTGAGAAGCCCATCTGTCTAGCCTTGAGGATAATAACCTTCATCGGCTTGTCCTCGTTGTAGTGCTCTTTAAATATGTCGTAGAAACGATTCTGTGCGTGGTTCATTACCAAGGGTCTCAGTTCTCCGCTCTTGGTCTGAATGTTCATGAATCGCTCTATATACTCTTTCAGAGTAATTCCTAAGCCTTCATTCATGCTTTCATCTTTCCACCAGTCAGTGCTTGTTCAAGTGTAATCGCACCACTGTCTACTGCTTCAATTGTTCCCTTGTCACTCCATCCCATATTCTTCAATCCGAAGATGGCACCAGTAACCGTACTCTTATCCATCATCTGATGCTCGTACATGTTCTGAAACATTGCTTGTGCATACTCGATAGCATCGTCATACTTTCGATTCTTGCTCAGTTCGTTCCACTTTCTTTTGCCGATTCCACAGTACAGCAGCAATCCCGCCTTTGTAGGCTGTTCCTCGTTGTCAAAATACTCGTGCACCTTATCTTCAAACTCATTTGGAGTTAGATTTAGGTTGAATCTTTTCTGCGGTCTTCCCATTTCTTCCACCTCTTATTCTTGAATTGGTTATCTTCTCTACTGTCTCTGTACTGACTTTGATTCTCAAGTCGGGCAGTACCATAATCCACTCCCCATCGTTCTCAGCGAAATACTCTATCTTGTCAGTATTGATAATGTAGTTGTCTTTTCTAATGAACATATGTGCTCCTTGTATACCCCTCATACTAGGGATTTTTACTTGTGACTCAGTCCATTGAAACTTTGTGGGGGTGCAATTTTGGGGTAATTCTCTATGGGGATATTTCTCTCTAGGAGGCTAACAACCACACAACAACAATAACGTTCCATATATCCCACGGGTGCAAAATACCCCGTGCGTGCTCGCGTGTGTGCGTATGCGTGCGTGCGTACGCGTTACGCGTGTGCGTGTGTGTGCGTGCGTGCACGCGTGATACCTTATCTATTATCATTTGTTACCCATTTTTTGATAATTATCCATTGAGATACTCAACAGCAACATGAAAAGCCTTTGTTTATGGCTGTTTGCTGTTAGTTTTCTACCATTTTCAACCATGTGAAATAATTGCGTTTTATCACAAGTTGTAGTTTGTGAAATATTTAGGTTTTTTAACTTGTTCAACCAATTTTGCTGACCCGTGGTCAAATAATAATGACCAATGGTCATTTTTTTAATGGTTACGTTACGTTACCCTATTTTGAGTTTTTTCTGATTTCTATTTATTTGTGAATTTCTTTCATTTCTTCACAATACAAATATATTTGTGAAAATATATGTTTATTTCACAATGGTAATATATCTGGTTTCTCTCTATACTCTCTTTATATCCTATATATAGCATAAAAGCACTTTGTGAAAATTCGTCTGTTTTTCACTACTTTCCAAAATACCCCTATTTCAAACTTTTTTAAAAAATTTTTTTATATGAAATTTTGGCATATTTATGCGGTTTTTTGCATTTCTCAAAAAAATAATTCAAAAAAATTTAAACAAAAGGGTTGACTAGTATTACGTCTAAGCGTATATTGTAAGCGTACCAACCGAAAGGGGAAAGTACAAAGGCAATAGATACTTTAATAATGCCTTAATTACTGTTCTTTAAAATCTATGTAAGTCTACTTGGAGGCGTAGCAATAGTGTTTATGTAATAACGTCCGACGTGTCACGGTATGCCGTGGGTAAACATGCGACTAAAAAGCATAAATAAGTGAAAAAAACGCTGAAAGTTCTTTGAAAACTAAATAACCATGTTGTAAGAATACGGCTTGATGATACTACTTGCGATGACATCAGCAATGACGAGCGAGCGACTATATGAGTAATAAGACGGAAAAGGTGTAGGTATACCTATATACTGCCCACTTGATAGGAAAAGGCAAACATGAGCGAATAGCAACAACCATATGGAAGTAATGGAACCATATTAACCAATGATATCTTGCTAGGTGTAAAAGATTATTTATTGTTACGGAAGTTTCGGGCGGTAGCTTTAAAAATCGCCCTACTTATGGCTAACGAAAGCTAACTACTTTCAATAACCACCAACCAGTATTAATCATTGTTAGGAGGAAAAAACACATGAAAAACACAATGAAAACTATCGCTAAAAATGAAGTATTTGAATCACTCGCACACTATTTGACACTTAGACACGCTTACACAAATGAAGATGATGCACTTATCGACTGTTACACAAATTCAAGTGAAGTCATTGATACTCTTATCTATCTAGATGCCGTCGGCGAGCCAAACGCTCAGAGTTTCTACTACTCTTATGTATCTTTCTTAGGAAGTGAGGACTAACAACATGGAAGACAAGCAAGCTATTTGTGATGCTCTTTTAACTACTCTACAGTTAACAAGACGCTATGAAGATATCCAGTCTATCGACTATGATGCAGCAACTGAAACTGTAACAGTCACATACAACGAGATATCTCATAGATACATCAATGTTGAGTGTGACAGTGGTATAGCCATGATTCAAGACATCTTGAAGAACATCTAACACGAGGGGTTTATCCCCTCTTATGTAATGCAACCATAGACGGTTACAAGTCCGTTTTAGAAATGCAGAGTACATAGACGAGTCATTATGTATGTGCAAAGAGCACGAGGAGGAAGAAAAAATGACAACTACTAGAACATTCAAAGGCAACGGAGCCGACAAGATTCTCGCTGAGAAAATCATCGAAAAAGTGACAGAAACTAACACTTTACCATGGCAAAAGCCTTGGGATAGACGTATCAATGCTTATTCTTACGCAAGTAAGAAACCATTCTGTCTAGTTAACGCTTTCTTGCTGAACCATGAGGGTGGTTATGTATCATTCAATGAAATCAAGAAAAAGGGCTATCAGTTCAAGCCTGAGTATGAGGGTGTAAAGGGTCTAGCTGAACCAGTGTTCATGAGATGGCTTACTGAGAAAGAAGTACTAGACAAGGACGGAAAACCACAACTAAACGCTGAGGGCGAACCATTGACAAGAGACTATTGGGGTACAAGATTCTTTAGTGAATGGTCGATTGGATTCCTACAAGACAAGGACGGAAACCCTTTAGTAGACGGAGAAAGTAAGGAACCGTTATATAACTACAACGCTGAACAGTTGATTGCTAACTACTTTAATAGACACGGTGTAACACTCATTAGAAATGCTAACTTGAATAAAGCGTTCTTTAGCCCATCGACAATGACAGTCAACATTCCAAACGACAACCGTTTTGAAGATTCTACTCTTTACTACTCTACAGTATTCCATGAAATGGTACATAGTACTGGAATCGAGCTCGGTAGAAAGATGGACGGAGACAAGAAAAGCAAGGACTACAGTTTTGAAGAATTAGTAGCTGAAATCGGTGCATGGATTCTAAGAGGACTATGCGGTATCGAAACAGTACAAGCTGAGGACAACAGTACTGCTTACCTACAAGGTTGGTGTAAAGCATTCAAAGAAAAACCATACTGGATTATGATGGCTTATTCAATGGCTGACAAGGCTGTGAAGTGCATTACTGAGGGCTTGGATTCCACTAAGGAATTGCCATATACAGAAGTAAAGGCACTTCCAGTACCTAAGAAAAAGACAACAAAAAAGGCTCGCAAGGTTGAAAAGCAGAGCCTTTTTGATGAAGTCTCAAGAGAACAGAAACGTGGAATCAAGAAAATGCATACATACTGTGCAAGAAATGCCAAGAAAACCGGAAGAACCGTGCTTACAAAACAGTACGAATGTACATGGAACGACAAGAAATACAACGCAGTTACAGACAGTTACATGGTTTTTATGACAGAAAACAACATTGACGGGTTTGAACCAATTTCAAAAGTTGAAAACAAGCCAAACATTGAGTATATGCTTAACATCTGCAAGGCACTTCCAAGCGATGTTACTGGAGTATCACAAATCGACATTGACGAGCTTAAGAAACAAGCTAAAAAATCAATCAAAGATGATATCAATGTTGGCACATACAAATTATTCAATAGTTATGTAGATGCTAAAAGACTGCTGACAGTGCTTGAATGTATGGACTACAAATACAAGGATATTGTTATCAATGTACCAAAGGAAAACTACAAGCCTATCATGTTTAGAAGCACAGACCTTAAGAACTATGCAATCTTATGCCCTATTAGACACAATGAAGCCTAACCACGGAGTTAGGCTTTTTGAATGGAGGAAGATATGGAAAACGTATATAAGTTAGCTACTGATTTAATTGAATTTGCTATGGATTATGACTGGTATGAATGGGTTGATACATTTGATGAAACAGAAATCACTGTTGAACGTATCAATGATACTGTATCCAAATTACTAGATGATTCATCATTTCATGATATTTGTGAATGGCTTTACAACATTTACAGTGAAGAAAGCGTATATGGCTGCACAAACAATGCTCATGAAAGCATCGCACTGCTGAGAAGATTGGAGGGAACATGGACACGCTGAAATTTTGCATCAAGGTTTTTCTAATCGCAAGTATTGTAAGTATTATCGCAATTCTTGCCTTTATCGGTTTCGTTGACTGGTGGTTTTTAGTAATAGCATAGGAGGAAGATATGACAAAATCGACAAAAGTTTATTTCATTTCAAGAGTAGTACATGAGTTTTACAGATTAGATGAAGAAGCATTCACAGTCGGTGGATGTTTCCAAGCACACAACCATGAAGAAGAAGTCATTGATGTATATGATTCAAGACGACTGGCTGAAAGAAGATTCAAACCGTACCGAACACATATGAGGTATTCGGGTAAGAACGTTATTGTAGAAGAGTATGCAGTCATTGAGCGTGAATACGACTTTAAAGCAATGATTAGAGACTATGATGAGTTGCGTAGTAAGTATCACTGTATTGAAGCACTGAAAAAGAATCCATTTGACTACAACGAATATGAAACATGCTATGAAGATGTTCTTGAGTGTTCCCCTCGCCTATACACTGGATATGTAGAGTGGGACGACATGCAGAAAGCAAAAGCATTTTCAAGCTACATTGTTGCTTGCAGATGGGTCGAGCTAGTGGAAGAAAGCCGAAAAGGTCAATGGGTCAAACGCAGTGGTGTTGAACTTCACTGATGGTTATACAGTTCCATTCAAAAACTGTTTATATATGTAAGCTGAAATTAGCTAAAGGAGAAAAGA